CTATGATTCACAGCCTTCTTTGTATATAATGTCCCATCCGGCGCTGTGATATTTTTCCAGCATGACCACATATTCTTCAGTCTCTTCTTTGGACATATCGTGCCTTACCACTTCGAAAAAGCTTTCAAATAATGCCTTATTCATAATGTGCATGAAGTTTTTCGTAACCGGCTTTCCTCCTTTAAAATGAAGTCCGGTCGCTTCTATGAACTTATATGTATATTCTGTCTCGATATCCACCAGATGTTCTACAAAGTTCTGGAACTTCGTCCCATAGGAACCATTTACCAGAAGTTTGAACTCTTCGAAATGCTCATACATATATTCCACAAACATCTCCATACCCTGCTGTGCGAAATCATCTAACTGTTCTGCCTGCTTATCCGGGTCTGTCGCATGGAATCTCTCCTGCACACTTACAAACTTCTCTGTAAATTCTCTCGCTACCGGTTCTACGATAGCGGGAAATAAATCCTGTCTATTGATATATTTTCTCGATTTTCCATCACCGTTTTCTTCTTTCCGAATATACTATAAACCATAGAATATATTTCACCGGGAGGATCTTATGAAAAAGCGTATCACTGCACTTCTTTTACTCCTTACACTATCTGTCACTTCACTTTTTGCATGTACATCTGCTGACAAATCGGAATCCGCATCAGACAAAACAGCAAAAACTTCAAAATCCACAAGTACTAAAAAACAGGAACTGACTCCTGTTACATTAAATGAAGTAGCACACTCCATCTTCTATGCTCCGATGTATGTGGCAATCGAAAAGGGATATTTTGCCAACGAAGGAATCGACCTTTCTCTCGTGACTGGTTTTGGAGTTAGCTAGTTAGTACAAGACGATTTTGATTATCCTACATAAGTCTTACCGCCATATCGTGCAGCAATCCATCCGGATGGGATCTGCATCCAAATATCGTTTCCGATCATCTTAGTTGCCATGCAGGTTACTCTTGTGCCTTTCTTGAGGTTGCCATTGCTGTAGGCATTCTTTCTTGCATTGGCGGAGAGTTCTTTATATGTTTTTGCCCTGTAGTTTGTTCCAGCTCCGGTACGTACTCTAAGAGCATCTGCCTTAAGGGTGTAGGTGCTTCCGTTTTTGTATGGATTGGATGTTGCCGGTTTAGCTGCAGGTTTTGATGCTGGCTTAGGCGCTTGTGTTGGTGTCTGTGCCAGTGTGGATGCAACCGAACTGTTCAGAATTCCCTCCGTGATTGCTTTACAGATGGCATTCACACCAACCTTATTGTACAGATCTGCATCATCCTTATCATCAACAAATCCAACTTCGATCAGCATGGCAGGTGATTTGGTATGCCTCAGGACATACAGACCAGTGCTAATCTTAACGCCCCTGTTCGTAAATCCGAGTGCTGCCAGTTTTGCACACACTCTTCCGGCTGCAGCATAAGCCTTAGAACTGGTACTGTATACGAACACTTCCACGCCTTTGGTTTTTCCATCTCCCGGATCCACCTTGGCCGCATTCTGGTGAATGGAAATATCCAGATCTGCAGTATGAGCATTGCACTTTGCTACAATGTTTGCAAGGTTGGCTCCTACTGTTTTTCCAACATCATCCGTGCAGTTATAAGCTGTATGTCCGTACGCCTGCAGCAATGCGATCACGCCAGCTGTGATTTTTCTGTCTTCTGTTACTTCGTCCAGATAGTGTCCTGCTCCCGGTACAATTCTATTGTGTCCACCATGCACATTATATACTCCCATGATTACACCTCCTGTTCCGCCAGCTTCTTGGCTGCTTCTATTTCTTCCGGTGTCGGCTCGATACCTTCGTCGAATTCATAACCTTCGTTCTGATTAGTTGCTACTTCCATGCTTTTTTTATCTTCCATATTAATCTCCTTCCTGTGCGACGTCGCACAAAATCTCTAATTTGCAAATACCCAGTCTTCCGCAAGCATATCTGCCTGACTTGCGAGCCATCCCATCTGTACTCCTGATGTTCCAACAAATGCAATAGCCATGTTCCCGATAGCATCATGTTCGCAGTTCACAATCTCTTTATCTGCTGTCTTATAAGAAATACCAGTAGCAAGCTGAATATACTGTTTCTTTCCGTTCCAACCTTTACGAGCAACCTTGAAACCTCTCTTCAGGTATTTGATTGCCTCTCCGAACGAGAATGTATTCTCACCTCCGAGTTCTGGACAATTCTTTTCGTCAGCAACAATCCAATCGTCACTCACAATATTCTTAAACGTATACTCCGGTACCTGCGTCTCTCGGATATCCATTTCTGTACCATCTTTTGTATGCATGATAATTGTTTTCTTTTCTTTGGACCAATACCAATATCCGCCCCAGCTTGGCAGTTTTACTTTCAATCCATTTTCCATTAATTTAAAGGCTTCGCTAAAATACATAGGTTTTTTCCTCCTTTTAAAAAGAGGACGATCACTCGTCCTCCGAATTCTTATCTTCCTTCTTATCTATATTAATCTGTTCTTCCACCTGCGATCTGATATGTTTAACCAGTGGCTGCAGGAAAGCCGGAATATTTACTCCCATATCCTGAATATTTTCCAAAATCGAAATGATTTCATTGCAGATTAGCCACATCGCCACAATGCATGCGATCAGGAATGTAACCGGCACCGGCTTTCCAATCGTTGTGGCTGCATATAGCAACAGTTCGTCAATTATTGCCCCTACTACCACTAAAAGCCACATAGAAACTTTTTTAAAAATACCTCTTATGCTCTTATAGGAATTAATATCCTGCGACCTGTATTTGCTCGCCATCAAACCCGTAGCGTAGTCTATCAGGTTACATGTGACCAATAATATTACCGGCACCGCCAGAACACCCAGGAGAGCCGATATAAAGGCGAATACCGCCGTGAAAATTGCTTTGATATAATTTGCCTGTTCCATTTTCATATACCTCACTTCTTTCTTATTATATTTTTATGTATAAAAATAAGACCTGCTACGGTCTTGCTCTGATTTCCATGTGTTCACCTCTTTGCATAGAAAAAGAGAGGCGTTAACCTCTCTCGTTATGATTCTTCTTGTTATTATTGCGATCATATAATTCATACAATTTTTTTAAATCTTTGCTTTGTTTATTTTTCTTATATGTCCTTCCAGACGCTTCAATTTTGATTCTATTCCATTCAAATTTCAAATAAACTCGAACATGCCTTAAAAGTTCTTCTATATACTCATTCCGTTGCTTCACATAATTAGATAGCTCTTGACGAAAAAACACTCTAAATCTTTCGTTTTCTTCAGAGTTATTACAGAGATGATAATACATTTCTGCTTTAAATGCAGGTACCTCATAAAATTTTGCAATAAAATCTTTAATAATAGAATATTTCAACGCTCCCTCTGTTTCAAAATAATTTTCACAATAGCTTTCTCTGCAATACGCACATAACTCAAACAGTCCTTTATAATAAGATACTAATTTTTCTACGCAACCATCTATTTTCCCATCAATATTATCCGAGAAATTTAAATGCATATGTATTAAATATTTTAATTTTTCTATTCTACCCATATGTTCTCTATATTCGTCTAAGTCTTTCGCATCTAACTCCGCATTTTCAATCGTTGTCGTGCTAATCAAGGCTGATATATATTCTCTGAATTTGTATAACCATTCAACTCTATTTTTGGTAACAGCATTGACATAATGTACTGCTTTGTTGTTTCTGACAGAAAAATAAAGCGAAATACTGCTGATTAAAAAAGTAAGTAATATTCCGATTGAAGTTAAAGCATCTTTATTTTCGCTAAAGAACTGTAACATTTTATTCATTATTACTACACTCTCCTTCCACTGTCATTATACAGCAGAAGGAGAAATCTGCCAATGATTAGTTTGTGTGCACCTCTTCCCATCCATACACACCCAGCTCCCAGACGTTGTTATCCGTGGTGTTCTGCCATGTCTTGCCATTATGTGTAACCTTATCGCCCTTGCTGTATGGATTCGTACTGTCCGGCTGTTCCCACTCTGAAATCGTGTCAGCGTCCGGTATAAGCACCTTGGCGAACAGAGACGGTGCATCCGGTGGCGTCCATGTATCTTGGCTTGTGTGTGCGGTAAGTACCTTATAGATAGTGCCGGTGGAAACTCCGGACCTGTGATCCGGAGCGCCTGACCGTAATCATACTGCCATACCCCCCAGCGTGGGTGCGTATCTGGAATCTAATTTTACAGATACGATATTGTCCATACTACTGCTCCTCTGTTACAAGTTCTTCCAGCCCCGAATCAATCAGAACCTCTTTTACCTTATCCTTTAAGAGTCTCGGTACCTGTGCGTAAGTCTTCTTTCCTAACATAATCTGCTGTGCCCATAACATTGCCATCATTTCTTTACCTCCTGAATTTTGTAATAATATGAATAAATTTGTTAATAAAGTTACCATTACTGATATACCAACTCTGACATTTCAAGAATGCATCCCTGAAGCATGTCAACAGTCTTTTTCAGCTCAGCATTCTCTACTGCTAGAGCTTCCATTTTTTCTGTTGGTGTCTCACCAACCTTATAAAGAATCACGCCAGTAATGCCAGCTGTGTACTTCACAATGGCATCCATGTTGGTGTAATTCTCATACTCTCCCAGTGTGGACTCACGCTCTTTCACAACCATCTTCTTGGTTTTTGTCTGATCCTGGAACATGGTTTTCAAATTCTCTTCTGTATCAGAAATCGTCTTGATCAGAAGACTTCCATCTGTTCGGATGCTCGCTGACTGGATGGTCAACTCTGTTGCATCATTGAATGTAATTTTCATAATATATATATCTCCTTTCTGTGTAAAATAAGGATTTGACTGAGAAATTGGGGTTCCAAATGTTGCTTAACACCGATGAGCAACAGATCTATACGATGTATGGCGGTCGGGTTAAGGTAGTATCTGGCACGATGATAGTTAACATTGCCATGAACATTGGGTATGTGAAACTGTTTTCTGTCGAGCAATTAAAAAACTGGTTTGGAGATGACCATGCTACATCACGGCTTAGCATAAAAACGTACAATGGAGACGATGTGGCACAAGAAGTGCATTTTTACGCCCCGGAGATATGGAATGGTGAAATATTTCAGTATTTCTATCCTTCAAATCGAGAGGGGCCAATGCGAGTTAATTATAGGTTGGAATATGTATATCCATCCACTTAATAAGTAAGCGTATACTTCGGCGTGCCCGCCACCAGAGCGTTGTAAGATTCTGCCAAAAATTCCCATCCTTCAAACACGGCAAGCTGTCCGGTAGTCACTTCGTTCGATGGAACGGGTGCAGGATTAAGCTGTTCACGGTACACGATTTCGCCAGAACTGTTATATACATAGATTCGGCAGTATCCCTGAGTTGAGGAAAAAGCAGCTGCAAACTGGATTTGTCCAGTATGCTCTATCTTATACCGCTGATTTCGCTGAAAAGATATAAGAGTTTCTCGCCTTTTAACAGAGGGTGAGCAGGCTATATTTTTATTTAATTCAGCAAGTTTATCTGCCAAATCCTTATTTGATCCAATAACTTTAAACATCTCTTTTACTTCTGTAATATTAAGTCCCTCAATAATAACTTGGTACATTGGCATATCTGCCACATAATCACCGGCCTGAATATCCCCCTCTGTATATTGTGGTGCTGCCGGGTTTGATTCCGCCGGTGTTCCCTGTATAACTTTCAAGTCAAGACTTTCTATTCCATTGTCTTGATTCTTTTCGTATCTTGCAACAATCAAATCAACACGTTTCATTCCCTGACTACCATTGGTGATAGTAAGAGAGTCATATGTATTTTTCTTGATTGATGCTGTGCACCCTTGATGCATCAGCACACCGTCTCTGATTTTAATTTCATTGTTGGAAGATACCTCTGCTGCCAACTGCATTCCAGTCCGCAGTACATAAGATCCTTCTCCCACAACTCCAATATTTACATCTCTATCCTGTTCTGATGTTACATGGGGCTTTCCTGTATATCCTGTAATTATTTCCATTATGTCTCTCCTTCCAGTTTATACACTACTTTTTCTTTTCCGGAGGATATTGTCCATATCTTTCGGCCAATCGGTTTCTTCATGCTAATTCCGGTTAGATAATCTTTTCCTCCAACAATATCTCCTAAATCGATATTTCCTTCCAACTTAGTCATGGTCATGTTGTAAGACATACTTGACTTCTTGCTTTCCAGTTCCTTAATTCCATTCTTAATCAGGTCATCTCTTTCTGATCCGCTGCTATCATATATAGCCACAATTTCCTCTGCTCCCTTAAAATATTGCTGAGTCTGCGAAATTGTACCGTTCTGATCAGTGTATAGATGTATAATCAACCTGTCCTTTAAATCCCCTTTTCCAAGGCAAATCAGATGGTTGATTCCGCGCCGGTTATCGTCAGTTGTGAAATTCATGTTATTATCATTGGTCAGTTCATATTCTGATGACAGATCGTTGATTGGAACAGCGCTCACTTTCACATATCCGGCCATACCAACATCACCTTCTTGGTATCTGATATCCAGTCGATATCCTACTGATTTCAACATCTTAACCAGTCCAGTATGCAAGGTACAATATCGGTCATATTGATAATTGTTCACTACAACACCCGTATCTACAGTACCGCCATAAAAGAGTCCAGGGAACTCAGCTTCAACCTTGGATTTTATAATTGAATTAAGTTCCCCAGATGCTGTTGCGTAATCCTGGCCACTTAATGGCTGTATAATTTTTTTAGTCATCATTCCACGCCAGGTATCTCCTTTTGCGCGGATTACATTGGTACTTGTATCGGTGCTGATTTCTCGGACAATTCCGCCATACTCAGTATTCGGTGAAAATACTCTAGTTCCATATCTAATAGACCCATCCCAATTCCAACGCTTAAGCTCAATCTCAAAATCATTAATACTGTCGGCTTCATCAGCTCCGACTTCGAAATCTATATTTGCACCCTGGACATAGCCGATCTGCCTTCCGTATTGATCTGTTTTGATGAGATCCATTCCGGTACGCTCCTTTCTTTGTACACCACAATGTCGAAGCCAAACTCTCCACTCCAATTTATCAAGATGTCTCCTGACGGAATTTCCGTGAATATAGAATTGCCTGTTGCTTTCTTATAAAAAATGTTCTGTTCCGTACCATTAGCAAGTCTTTTTATAATTGTTTTCTTACGTGAATCAACAACAATGTATTCATGTGCTTCAAGCGTGTCATACACTTGATAGACCTGTCCGGCAATTATGATTCTTGGATTCGCACACGGGCCATAGATAGTCATCTGAAAATTGCTACTTCTGTAATGATCTACATACCAATGCTCTGTTCCGGATAATGGTTTTGAATAGTCATATTGATAATCATATGGGTAATCTAAGAAGTTATAAATTTCCCCCTTGCCTGCGCTATCCGGATAAAAGCTCTTAGATTCTTCCTCTGCCCACATAGGATATGGACAGTAGATACCGAGTTCCATGTCTGTCCAGCAGTTCCGGGTAGATGACACTTTGCTGGACATATCCTTAATATAACAATCAATATAATAGTTTCCAAACCATATACGCCCTGGAGTAAGATTTACAACGTCATACTCAAAGCAGTTTGTCAACTCATCCATCTTGGCTTTGCGTACTTCCAGTGGTCCACGGAATGTTAATGTGATTTGATATGTTTTTGGTTCTTTTTCAAACCCGTATACATCTGCTCCAATTTCCTGATCTGTAGTCATTGGTTTCCATTCATATTCATGGAAATAACCGGACGTTGGTCTCATCCGGTTACCCACAAGATTGTATTCTTTCCCATTAGAGCACACATATTTGATTTCTATCATTCGAATACAACCCCCATATCTCTTAATGCTCGAATCAGCTCTCGTTCGCTTACATCTCCGCTTGGTTTTCCATCTATGATTGCAATAATCGCTCTTAATAATGCAATTAAAGTATCAAGTCGGCTTGACGTCTCATTTCCTGATGTTCTAGAGCTGTTTGCCCCCTGTAAATCATAATTCAAATTCGCGTTTGAGAACGGGCTTGTAGCAATATCCTGTAATTTGGAAACTGCAGAAGCAATGGAAGGAAGCTCTCCTATAATTCCTTTTGCGAATCCAGTGTCAATCATCTCTCCGACATATATACCCCAACGAGAAGGAGAATGGATTCCGAAGAACGACAGTACATTATCCTTAAAACTTCCAAGCACTCCCTTAACAGCTTCCCACAACATATGTCCTGCATTTCTGAGTCCATTCGCCATTCCCTTGATAATATTGTGACCAATAGTCCCCCAATCAACATTTGAAAACGCGCTTCGAATTCCAGAAATAATTTGAGGAATCTGAGCTATAAGGCTTGGGATTGCTCGAATTAATCCAGCCGCCAACTTTCCAATAATCTCAATACCAGACTGCAGAACCTGCGGTAGATTCTGTCCAATTGTAGCCGTCATTTTCGCCACTGCCTGAGCCGCTGCAGTTGCAATCTGTGGAAGATTACTAATAATTCCATTGACAAGATTAAGTATTAATTTACCTCCGGCCGCTAAAACAAGTGGTAGAGCTGACCATATCGCATTTTCAAAATTAGCCATCAATGTCGCTGCCATTGCAAGTAATTGTGGAATATTCTGCAATATTCCATTTGCAATATTTGTCACGATGCTAACCCCTTGTTGTAATAACCCAGGTAGATTTGTTTGAATTGCAGTTGTAATCTGTAGCAACATTCCGTTTGCCATCTCATACATCTGTGGTAGTGCGGTTTGAACTTGTGATGCAATTTCTGGAACAAATTGCATTAACGCAGTTGCTAACTGTGGTGTAGCAGTCTGTATAAATGTTACTAACGCCCCCGGAAGTGCAGAAATTACATTCCATACTGCAGGAAGTAAATTCCCAACAAGAAAAGTTGTCATCGTCTCTACCAGTGCTGACAAAGCTGGTTTTATGTCCATTCCAAGAGCAATTTGGCCCATAACATTTTGCGCAGCTGCTTTCATAGAGGCGAAAGAACCGGATATGGTTGTTGCCGCTTCCTTAGCTGTTGTTCCGGTAATATTCAACTGCCCTTGAATTACATGAATAGCCGAATATACATCCGACAAATTGTTGATGTCGTACTTTACACCCGTAATTTTTTGAGCATCAGCAAGCAGGCGCTCCATCTCTGTCTTAGTACCACCATAGCCTAATTTCAAGTTGTCCAACATGGTGTAGTTTTGTTTTGCAAATCCTTGATAGGCGTTCTTAATGTCTTCCATGTTGGTTCCCATTTTATTGGCATTATCGGACATATCGGTCATAGCCATATCTGCTACGTCAGCCGCCTTAGATGTATCATTGCTAAGGCTGGACAGGAGGCTTGCTGAGAAGCTTGTAGTTAATTCCATGTAATCATTAGCACTCATTCCAGCTGTTCTGTAAGCATTTGCAGCATTTGCCTTAACCTTATCAGCACTATCCTTAAATAGTGTCTCAATTCCACCAAGGCTTTGCTCAAGATTTGCTCCCTCACTGATTGCTGATCCTAGCGCTTTTCCAATTGCTGCGGTAGCAATAATCCCTTTTAACTTTCCGACTAATTTACTTCCAAATGAAGCCCCCGCCGGTTCCGCCTCTGGGTCTATTGCCTGTTGAATTTTTCCACTGATTCCCTGTGCAGACGGAATAATCTGCACATATGCTTTTGCAAGTTCTGTAGCCACTACTTCTCACCTCCTGTCAGTCGTCTCCACTCATCGTCAAAATCTTGTCCTGTATCAAACGTTTCGATTACGCTTTCTGTAGTTTTCTTTTCTCCCATCAGCGCCTCTGCCAATGATTTTGGACGATTAATCCCTTTTGCACCGTCTGAGCTATTTAACCAGGCGATTGCCCGCGTATTATCAGCAACCAGTGCTAGCAATGTTTGATCTGTTGTAAGTTTTGAATCAGATATTCTCATTCCGATTCTTGAATCCGGCCTCAACCCACACGCAAAAATCCCCACCGTTCGTAGCGGTAGGGATTTGTAATCATAAATGTGATACGTTTCTGCAAAATCGCAGATCAGCGCCTCTTCATCTACGTTAATCATATGGGCGAGGACTAAGAGTTTTTTACTTTTGTCTCATTGAATATCTGGGTGATTTCTTTAACCATTTTTGTAGCTGGAACTCTTCCATTTTCATTTCTTACATGATCCTTGAGTGCCTCCAACTGTGTATCTCCGAGAAGTCGTCTTGCAGCTATTGTAATTTTAGAAGCATCTCCATTATCAATATCACACAGGTCTTCCAATAATTCATAATCGTCTAGAGTATCTGGCGGTAAAGTGTACCGAAACCCACTTTCTGTTGTTCCTGTAATTGCTGCCACTTCATTTTTTTCTGTATTCATCTTACTTCCCTTTCTTTACGATATACTCATAGTGAGTCTGTCCGCTTGAATCTGGTGTAGCCTTGAGTGTTGTCTCATATCCAATAGCTTCGCTGTCTTTATAGACAATATCTGCTACCTCTGTAACTGCTGCCGATGGAATCACAATTCGTTTTAGCGCTTTCTTCAAAATCATGTCGATTACCCAGGCGCACGCTTCCGCCTCGCTATTATTAGCTTTTACTGTGATCCCTTCTTCTAATGTTCCAGTTACGTTTTCGTCTCCATATACAGCCTTTAAAACTTCGATATTTGTGATTTCGAGTAACTTATATTTAAAACTGTCTTCTTTGCTTGTTTGCAAATCTAGAACAGTGTCGCCGCCCCACGCCTTCACGTTATCCGTCTCAGGGCTATTAGAATTCGTGATTCCATCTTCTGAACAGTACCCCAGTTCCTTAAACGCTGCATTCAGTTCCGTTTTTGCATCGGTTGGAAGTTCGGTTCCTAATGGTGCTCGATAGATTGCTCCACCAATTTTGGGCTTTCCTGCACTTACATGTTCTGTGTTCATCTTATCCCTCCTAATAATGGACGATATCGTACACCGCTTGATAACGATATTTCTTCCTTACTGTATCAGTGTAGTTATAATCCGTATTAAGCTCACATCTACTGATATCGTCCAATTCGATTATTTCTTCCATTGCTTCTTTTACCCGCTCGTTGAGCGATGCCGCCCCGTACAGGGACGTAGAATAAGACTGGATAGCCAGAGTTGCCCGTTTGATATGGTCTTCTCCGCCAGATCCAGTCTTTTCAATCAATACATATTCATTTCCAAGATCATCCTCTTCTTCCAGCCTAACCGGTATTCCAAGACTGGACTGCAGATAATCCTTAACGATTTTTTCCACCATGCTTTCCAACCGCCTTCAATAATCCGTTATTACCGTCATCTCCGCATACCTTTACAACCGCTCGCGTCTGTGCTACATATGCTTCTGTATCTGATGCACTGGCTATCTTATTCGCATGTTCCGCAAGGATTGCCTGCATTTCCGGGTACTGCATTAACTCTCTAACACCAGCACGGTTCAAAACAATCTTCGTCTTACCCATATAATGCCACCTGCCATTTTTGATTCCATTCTAACGGGATATTCTCTTCAATGCCTTGTTGCGGGAACCCAATCACCTGCCAAGACATTCCGAAGAAATCCACCCGGCAATCCTGCCAAGTGTGATTGTCTCCTTTCGGAATTGCAATATTGTATACCGCTTTCTTTCCGGTCAGATTTAATGTGTCCAGAATCTCCGTGGTCGATGCCGGAGCTACAAGCACATTCTCAATTGTCACTGGTGTCTCTCGGTATAACGGATGGTCAAATTCATCTTTTCCAATTACCGTCTTCTCATACAGTGTTACTGGAATTCCCTTGATCATCGATGCCATAAATATCCATCACCCCAACTCTCTGTCTTCTAAGACCTAGTCTGGATAACTCGGATTTCTTAATGAATAAACCGCCTCCAGGAATCAGATATGTTCCTGTCACAGAATAGCCCAGAGCTGATTGAGACATCTGTGTCATTGGCTCCGTGTCTGTCGATGTCATAAGTGTACGCGCTACCACGTCAACAGTCACAGATTTCGCAACATTCCGCAACGTCTCATTCTGTTCAATCATTTTATCCAAATCTTTTCCGACTTTGTTAGCTTCATATCTCAGAGAATCCGAGACAACTGTCAGAAGCTGCTCTGCCTTGCTATACTCGGATTCCTTAAGTTCTCGCCACAGAATAGATATATCTTCTAACGTAGCAAATGGCTCCATTATTCTGTACCCTCTTGTGATTTATCTTTTCCAGCCCCCTGGTTTTTAGATGGCGTTTTTTTCTTCTCAGGCTCTTCATCAATCTCATGTTTCCAGTTTTCACCAGAAACTCTTGTACTCGTTTCGATAATTGCGCCCGTTTTTGTATTTTTATACTTCATACTATACCTCCTTAATTCTTGCAAACCATTCTGGCACCAGGATTCCCCATCCCAGATATACTTCTGTACGGATATAGATCTGACCATATCCTTTTAAGTCTTTTCCCGAGTTGTCCGGATCACCATACTGAATAATTTCCATAGGAATTTCCTTTGAATATCCCCATTTAACCGCTCCCTGGAAGTCTCCAATAATACCGTGGTCTTTCGTTGTTCCGCCAGATACAGTTTTGTTGACGCTTGTCGGGATTCCGTTAAATGTTGCAGGTGATGCTCCAAATGCAAATTCCGGATACTGCTTGATTCCATTCGCTTTGACTTTTGCCATCGCTGATCCGAATGTCTTCGAAAGCGCGAGTCCTGTTACATCTCCTTCAGAACCATCTACTACCGCAATCGCATCTTCCAGATTCGCATCCGGTGTTGCTGACGCATAATCTACAGTTTGCGTAACTTTCGCATCAAAATGATTGTCTCCAATTACGGAAGATGCTGTTCCTGTTCTTGGGTTAATACCATGCATAGCTGCAAGGTCAAGTCCCTTCGCTACTTTCTTCGCAAATCCATCATTAAACGCTGTTAAAATATCCAACTGCTCTTCTTCTGTAGCAATCATAAATTCATCAGAGATTCTTGTACCATATTCAAACTTAACCGGTACAATTTTAACTGGTGCGATAGTAGTACCGCCTTCGGTTTTCTTTCCATTCTCTGCGACAATATCAATTTCATTGTCCATAGAAAAAATCATTTCTTTCAATCCATTGAATGGAATCGGTGTCTGACCACATAATGCAGCCAGTGCTGATTTCCCTTTTACTTTTGTAATAAGATCTTTAACCAGTGTAGGGTCAAACATTGTTCCTTTTGATGTTGCCATAATTTTTTATTCTCCTTTCAAACTAGCCAGCATGCCTTTCATTGCTGTCTTTTTGTCATCAATTTTTTTCGGATCTCCTCCTGCAAGTGGAGGAACATCTTTTTTTCTCAAGAATTTTGCCATTGTCTCGGCATCTTTCTTAATTTCCTCTTCATCAGATCCGCTTAATCTACCTGCAAGTTCATATGGGATTCCATTTTCATGTGCAACTCTCATCTTGATAGAACTGGTCTCGTATCCCTTGATCTTGCCCTGCGCCTCTTCAAGCTGTTTCTTGTATCCGAGGTTCTTTTCTCCATCACCGTTAATTTCCTTGTTCAACGCTGCAATCTGCCGTTCAAAACCATCGGATTTTGCTTTTAGATCATCATAATCTTCTGCTTTTTTCTTGTAATCATCAAAGCCTTCATATTTTGCTTTCACTCCCGCAATGCGCTCTCCGATTACTTTATCAAGCTGCTCCTGTGTTGTAATTGGTGTAAATTCTGCCATTTTTGTTGCTCCTTTCTCCATTAACCGCTGGGTTGCGTAATATGCAAAAAGACACCCTGTTCAGGTGTCCTTTAACAACTAATTCTTTGTTTTCTTTTCTTGGTTTTTGTCTCACTGCACGCCCAGTATGCAAGAATTATACTGTCAAGCAATGCAACTTCCATTTCCTCTTTCATTGCCTTGTAGCCAAAACCTCCATTGGTCCCAATCGACCGTTTTTCACAGTTACTTACTACCTGTACCAGTGACGGCTGACCAGAATGAACTATATTCCTCTGATATAATCCCTGTTCGAATGATGCATTTGCTGCAATGATTTCCTTCACAGTGGGTAGGTGTGAATTCTTTATACCATAATCTTTCATTTCATTTTCCATTAACTGCTGCCCTGATGCACCATCAATAATCACCTTCCTTGCTTTCCATTCTTTCAAATATGCTAGTATCCATGTATCTCCTGCGCGTACTTCACGACAATCGATACACTCTAAAAATATCTTGCCATCTTTCGTTTTAGACGCAACTCCCATTGCCACATTCCCATCTTTGCTGTATTTGATTCCTACAAAAAGATCTCCTGTAAGCTCCGGTGGGATATCGGTTTTTAATTCATTCCATTCTGTTGCGCTGATGGCTGACTTCTGATTATAGCGAATCCATAATCCTAATCGCTGGATATTGAAATCGATCGGATCTGAACCAATCTCATCAGTTACAGATCTTTCCGTAAATACTGTTCCAAGAGATGGATTTGTCTCATACCAGGCATCTATATCTCTTATATCTGTCTGCTCCGGCACGGACCATTCTGCCCACCCGGAGTTAACCGTTTGTCCTTCCAAGGTTGCCTTACGGAATTTTGTGAAAACCGTTCCGGAGCTGACTGGAGTTGGTGGTGTTCCGCAAAATATTGTCTGTGGATTCTTACTATCTGTTACGACATATTTTAATGCGCTCTCCTGATCATCTTGGTACTCTTGTGCCTCATCGATAATCAGTAAATCAAATCCTTCTCCCAGACCACCTTTTGATGTTCTGGTTCGGAATTCGATAATTCCACCGCCAGCAACTTCCAAATGTTCTTTTCCAAATGCCTTATACGAAGAAACGACCTCGATATTTGCTTTCTTTAGCAAATTCGAAAGTCGTTCCCATGCGCTGTGTGTAGTTGTGGTTCTATGTGCTGTATGTAGGATTCTTTCGCCTTTCTTTAATCCATACATCTCTCTTATTGCAACAATTTCATTCTTTCCATTACGCCTTGGGACTGAATACCCGAATTTGGTATGTACCCATAACCCCTCTTCGTTTACGGCCAAAATGTCTGACAGCAGAAGCTCCTGCCACTCCTGTGCAGTTCTTCCTGTCGAATTGTAAATGTCTATTGCTTCAGCTCCATATGTTGAAGAATAAGGCAGCACGACAGATTGCGTCGGGGTCTGCCGCCCCTTCCTTATTTCTCCCATGTAGCCTCCTCAAAAATATAAGCCACCAGAATAATCTGGCAGCTTAATTGATTTCTATTATATTTTTTACCTCATCTAGTGGAATTCCATAAAATACTTTTCCGGCATCTAATTCTATTTCTTCTTTTCCAGATGATGTATCATACTCACTCTCCGTATTAGTTATAATACCTTTAAAACTTTTTCCTCCGACATCTCTTACGATGACTTGTTTACCTATGAAGCCTTTTATTTCCTCGTATGTCATAACTCTCACCTCTTTTTACTTGGATAATCTGGAACTATATGCATTCCATCTTTAGCGTAGTGAATCTTAAACACAGATGTCTCTGCACTATTTCCGTTTCGATTATCAACAACTACTCCTATGATTTTATCATTTGTCGTTATGATTTCTTTTGAATCCCAATTACCTTGACTATTATATTTAATAATTCCTGTCCCTGAAAATTTCTTTACTAGCGATTGAATTTCTTCGTTCGATACCGTAATGTAAGAAGGTCCAAATTGTCCTTTTGCTTCCAGACTCTTTTTTCTGGCTTCATACATCTTTGTCCCTTGTCGATGTATTTCCTGTCGTGATGCAATTTTTTCACGATTTTGTTCCGGAATTATCTTTTCCCGTATATTTCGTATAATCGCATCTGATTCCGGACTTAATCCCTGCAGTTTTCTTTCTTCTATTTTATCAGATTCTTTTTCGTATTTCCATTCTTTTGTCCATACATTTTGCTTTTTACCGTCTCCCGGATAATACTCAACAATGCAATCACAATTATCATGTCTCCGAAACACATCTTTAGGAACATCTGGATATACATATGTTCCGGCTACCTGATTACACCATTCACAGCAATGTCCAGATGATCTCCGTATAATCTTTGGTCTCAATCCAGCTTTTGCATGAAAATCTGCATTTTTCTGAACAGTATCGTCCATTGCTTTCTGAACCAAATTCCGTACAGGTGCATCGAGAATCCATTTCACATCGTCGAAATATTCTTCACTTGAAATCCGATTTACAATACCGTCTATATTATCCTGTTGGATTTGTGCTCTTATTGTTTTAATTCCAATGCCTGCTGCTTCGTTCACGATCTGCTGTACAATAGCTGCATTATCTGCCACCATCTCATAAGCTCCCCTCAACGTCGGGTCCAATACTCTGGAAGCAATGTTATAATACATCTTTCCATCCGGCAATATATCAGATGATAAATTGTCCGAATATGATTGCGCTAAGATTTTCCCAATCTCTTGTGCCACCTCGTTCGCTTGGCTGTATGAAGTCTTACCTCTCTGTGCCTGTTTCTTGAAGTTTTTAATGATGCTGCTCTTTTCAATATCATGATAGAATTGTTTCTGTATCTTCTCCAAAAGTCCTGGTGTGATGTCCTCCATAGTCTACACCTCCGGAGTTACTGGCAGATTGCTCATGTTAATTCCAGTTAAATCTCTTAAGTTATCTGCATTGAAATATCCTGGCACTGCCTGGTTAATCTTAATTGCTCCATCCCCAATATTGGACAGCATTGCTGCATCTGGTTCAAACACTGGCTCCCAGATTGGTGTAGTCATATATACCTGGTTCCGGTAATATTGATAATCATCACGTAGGCACGCAGCCAGATAGCCAACATTCAGAAATCCACTGCCAAATGCTCGCTGTGCTTTCCTTGCTGTCAGTCTCAGATTCTCGTGTGATGCCTTGATTGCTTCCTGGCTAGCCGGATTCTCCGTTGCAAATCCTAGATCATCTAATGTCAACCCGGTCTCTCCAGCAAACAATGCAGCAAACATTTTAAGCTGATCTAGATGTGGTGCCATAGACTGCTGCTGGAACTGTCCCAAGGTTGGCGAACCTCCGTCCTCGTCCTTATCAAATTGCAGGAGGCTTGATACGGTAGCTTTCCACTTATCCATCTGTTCCGCATCTGGATCCAGACCAACTACATATTTTTGCGGAAATGAGTAGAACTCGGCTGTAATCTCAGACCGCTTCAAGGTTCTCATGGCCGATTCTGTGATTGACATACATGCCCGGCTGATTCTAGAATGTCCAAATGCTCTCTTGGCATCTGGCCGGAATATAATTGGCACTAATAATGGTGCTGGCACATTCTCTTCAAAAAGTTGATTCGGAATTCCATTTCTGTATATTACCGTCCACCCTTCCACAAAATAAGCCTCTACAGTCGCTTTTCCGCAATCGTCACGTTCCAGAACCGCATAGCCTTCCGTAAGAAGATTCGTAATTGGATTAATAATGCCAGTTGCATTCGCCCCATCAATTACCTGCAATCTCGGGAAATCATCTTCTCCCTTCGATATATATATGAAACAGCAGGAAGAAATCAATGCCGACAACGTCGCAGAATCGTACAGAATATCTGGATTGTTCATCCTAAATATCCCAGTCATGTCAAAATTATCGTCACGGAATCCTCTGAATTCAAGCCTATCCGCAATCGAATCTACAGCTTTTGCATTCCAGCCAAGTACAGCCTGCAACCATTGTAGGCTGGGCGGCGTAGCGATCCCCATGTCCCGTGCTATATTTTTCATCTCATAGAATTTATACCGTCTTAAGACTCGGTTTCGCTTTCGATTCAGCTTTTTTCTCAGGTACTCTATGCCTCTGTACTCTGCCATTTATTTCTCCTTTCTACGCTATTTTTTTCCGGCGTGTGTTTTTTTTCGCAGTGACGGTGTGAAGTCCGCGCGCGCCCACTGTGGGGGAGGTATGCCCCCTGTCCATCAAAATTATTTAGGTCTATAATCACTCCAATTGAATGTATGTGGCAGTACACGGTTCCCCAATATTTCATCTTGCTTTGTCACACTGTTATCTATCAACTTGTCGCTCTTCTGTCTATTGCATGTCCAGTGCGCCAATTGCATATTGTCTATATCACTCGGATGACCGCCCTTAGCAATCGGGATTATATGATCAATGCAAGGTGATAGCGGATGCGGATACTTTAAAGAAAAGTCTACTGGTTTCCCACATATTCCACACACGGTCTGTGTTGCATATATTTTCTTCTTATTCTTTTCAAACGCTCCACGATGAGTCCCATCTTTATCTGGTCTATTTCTTTTCATGTATTTCACGTTTCCTTTATAAGAAAAGACATCCGATATGTCGGATGTCTTCGTTGAACCTATAATCGAGCCGACGGCTTTCCGCCTTTGGCTCAAGTATTATTGTAAATGAGAATCATGGGAATTACGGGACACTTTTAAAAAGTTTTCAATTCTTTTTCCAACTCCACTTCTTCCCATATGTACTCGCTTTCCAACTTCTCGCAATGTTACATTTTTCCTTCCGTCAATAAAATAGATCCTGAAAATCCGGTGAGTTATGCTGTCTTTTATATCATCCACAAAACGTTCTATCTCCTCGCATTCTTTCTTCAGTCTTTCTTTTCTCTCCATGTCACGAATTTGTAGCCGCTCATACTTTTCAGAATCAAAACCCGTCACACTCTGTGGCATCGGATATCCCTTGCTGTAATCGAATATGACATCATTCCCGATCATCGTATCTGATTTCCATCTATTGTTAATTGCATAGTCAAGTTCCAGTATTTCTGCCTTATTGCTCCTGTATGACAGTAGTCTTTCCTTTGTCATCTGTTCCAATAATATCTGCTCCTTTCCCCATACTCTTTCTTTAGCCCTTACCACAATGCCTGCCTTCGTTTTCTGCCTTTTTTGTACACCGTGCATTCTGCTGCCGGCATCCCCCTACTATGTCCCTCTATTTCAATATAGCTACAGTTCCCGACCTGATCATGTCTTCCACGGTATACACAAGTCTTACACAGGTGTCTGTCCGCATTTGGACCTGCCTTTCCTTTGTTGTAGCCGTCTTTCTTTCGTCTTCCCGGCTTTCTTCCGAGCATCTCTTCTCTGATTCCGGCCAGTCCTATATATTGAATATAATCCCGCACTTCCCAGTACTTTAATCCTGTAGCTTCCGCTATAGCTTTGTTAGTTTTTTTGTCAAGCACCATCTTTTTAATGATTTTTGCCTGTTCTTCGCTTATTTCCTTCAACAATACTCCTTTCTCCTCCGACTGCTGCCATCCGGCTTTTGCCGGAGGGAATCTATATCAACCGGTTGCTGTCGTGATACAATTACCGGCAAGTGCAAGCTATTTTATTTATCGCTGTTCCCGATCAGCCTATTAAGCAGATCTTTTGTTTTCTCTAATGCGTCCACAGCTTTCTCCCAGATTGGTAATTCCATAATTTCTCTCCCCCACGCATAGCATAACGGGAAGAGCAGCATTATAGTTGCAACTGTGATTACGAATGCTGTTATCTTCTCCATTTTTGTCACCTGTCTGTTCCTTTCATGAATTGGTTGTACATCTGTTTCTGCCAGCCTTCTTTTGGTGGCTCCGGTCCACGGTTATGGTCACTTAAGGTTCTTATCAGATCTTCAAATTCTGCTGCCGCCTGTTCCGAAAGCTCTTCCTTCAGGTTGACGTTGCTCATCCAGCTGAATCCGTATTTTTTAAGAATATCTTTTCTTGTCATTTCCCGCCTCTTTCTTACTTCAATAATTCCTTGTCTATTATCTGGAAGTTGGCTCTGTGAATATATAATGCCTTGCCGTCTATCATTAATTTGGTCATCTTTGGAAGATCTTGTGGAATTTTCCAATATACCTTATCTCCTGAATATGCTGTGATCGGTTGTCCTAATTGCGACTTGATTACTACTACCCTTGATTTTCCAAAAGAGTTTTTATATTTATTAACGATTCCGGCTATGATTGTATTGTCTGTTATCGCTCCGCTCGACTGGCTTTGGATATCTTCTTGCGTAAAATTCACCTCGGCATTTAATCCATTTTGCTCAAATATGCAGGTATCTCCACAGCTTTGTATCTCTTTGCCATCAATGTTAATCGTGATCACCGATGATAACTCATATCCGGTTATTACAGATCCATCGCTATCATACGATGTTGTTTCCACTCTATTCCCTTCGATATTGATCTTTTCTCCCTGTGTCGTCATTATCTTATTTCCGTAATTATCGTAGGTGTTGATTGTGTATGTATTTCCTGTCAAATCCCCCTGCAGGTCATTTAGTGCTGAACCAAGTTCTGCGCATCCTGTCAGGCACACTATTAGCACTATGCATGCTATTAATCCTGTTATCTTTCGTCTTTTCATTTTTTCTTTCTCCTCTCCTCTGTTTCCCATTTACACATATCCCACCATTCGCAGAATAAGCAGCATCCCAGGCATTGGTTTGTCCGTACCATCCAGAACCAGTGTTTTAATTTCTCTTTTATCTCCATGTTATTCACCTCTTCTTATGCATCTCAGAAGATCTTCTACTCCCTGTGTGTAACCTTCTTTATACTTCTGAGCTTTTTCAAGCTCTCTGCTGCATTTGACACTTGCTTCGTGTTGCAGTCTATTGGCCGCTTCTTCTATCTGGTCATATTCTCGTTTGTCCATCTCTGTTCCTCTCCTCTTATGTGTGCAAAAACGTATCAAAATCCAATTCATGTTCTCTAATTCTTTCTTTTTCGAACGGATAGCTTCCGTTCATCATTGCTTTTACATCTTGCAATTCCGCTATTAACGCATCTATGCTTTCTGTTCTTGTAAATGTCATGATAACTTCTGCCTGATCTGTATTCCAACCATCCTCAACCGGAACTCTTTCACCTATTTCATGTGGTTTTTGCGTGATACAACACAATGCTCCTATGTCACTGCTTAATGCTCCCGTCATTCTGATGTCGCCTGTTCCAAATTCCATCTTTGCTTTTCCTTTTATCATTTTTTCAAACCCCATTCCGATTTATAATCTCAATCGCTCTATCTAATGTGTCTCCAACGTTTTTGTAGATAGCATCTAGTCTCTCATCTCCTGTATTGGCTATTGTTAAGTAATATGCCAGTTTCAGGTCTTTCAGCTCTTCTGCGGCTTTTTCAGTATCGCGTACTGTAGGCTGGCGATCTATCAATTCGTGTACAGCGTTCACCATGCTTGGTGGATAATCACCCAGCACAGTCATTCCGGTAATCTGCACTTTGAATTCGTCTGCATCAATCAATCTCATTCTTGCCACACCTTTCATCATCAAATATGTTCTTAATCACTTCAAACCTGTAAAACTTTGTATCGCCTTCCCTTAATATTCTTGGGCATTTGCAACGTCCCTCTTCCATAGCTCCCAATGGATATCGGACGCAGTGCCAGCCTGTAACTTCTTCAATGACGGGGCAAAAGAGTGGGCGTGTAACAAGATTGAATTTTCCGAATACAACTTCCATCAGTTCTCCTGGATTTCCATCGCACATGAGAATGTCGTGTTCCCATATTTTCTTGCCTTTCCAGTCTTCTATACCCGTCCAGATACATACCGTAATTGGATCCACCTCATGTATCTCAAGGCCATCTGGTGACGGACTTGCAATGTATGATCCAACCGGTATAATATCTTTTCTCCAACTTTCTTCATAGTGGCGAGTTTTGTCCGGCATGTTGAAATAGAATCCTTCTACCCACGTGTCTTTATCTTTACATTTTGCTTTGAATAGAATATCTGTAACTATCATTCCTCTTCCTCAACTCCTTGTATAATAATCTTTCCACAGCTGGCCATTCTTAGATTTCGTTCAAATGTAGGACTGTGTCGCAACCCTAAAAGCACCATAATCTTGTATGCCCTTCCGTTCAAACACCTTTTATACCAATCTTTCCAGACATTGAATCGCAATTTCAAAATATCAGCTCCTTTCCAGATAGTTCCGTCCTATTAATCTTTCGAACTCTTCCCGTGTATGAGTTTCTTCGTATTTGGCTTGAAAGATCCTGCATAGCAGTTCCCTAGTCTCTCTACAGTTATGTACTGCCCTCGGTCCGTCTTTGTGATGAGCCGGACACAGGTAGGCTTTGAAGCCATTCTCTTCGCTTACCTGTCTTAATCCTCCCCCGTAGAATACATGGTGCTCTTCTGTGTACTGCTGCCGGCGGATGCCTTCCAGTCGGCACAGGAAGCATTCGCCTTTTACGGTGTCTACGATCGGAGCTGGATGGTGCTTTCTTTTTTTCTTCCTGGTTGGTTTCGGGAACATTAATTCACACATTCGATCTCAGCTCCATTTCGATCAACCTCGGTTTCGAAGAATTCTTTCCAAAATGATTCCTTCGTCAAGACTCCGAAACTTACTCCCGGCATATTACGAATTGTCTTTTCCATGGCTTTTCCCATGTATTCTGCTGCTGTATCGGCATCGACAGATGATATATATATTCTTCTGGTGGCATATGCTCCTTTTACTTCTTCCGGTTGCTCTTCTGAAATATTCATATCTGGTGGGCAATACTCTGGGAAATCTTTCGTCAATTCTGTTTGTCCCGGGATCTGTGTTTCATCATGTTTTTCCTGTGGAATCTCAGTTTTTACTTCCGTAGCTTCTTCTGTCTTTTTCGATTCTTTCTCCATTGCAGGTATTGAAACGGATCGAGGTGTACCGTTTTCTTCTTTTTCTTCATTGTTTTCCTCTTTATTTGTCGGTGCATCTGGCTGGTTTGTTTGTGAATCGGCTGGTTTTGTTTGTGAATCGGCTGGTTTTGTTCCCGATCGTTCTGGTTTCGCGTTGTTCCGTTTCGCTTTTACCACCTTTGATTCTTTTCTCTTTTTCGGTTGCACCGGTGCAATTTCTTCTTTTTTCGGGAATTCTTCTCCATACATCTCTTCCCAGGTCTTTTCCGCATCTTCGCCGTCTGTGATCATTGTGCAGTAGCTTAATGCATCGTCCCAGGAATAGAACTCTTTATCTCCCGACCGGACCATATGTAATGTAATGTCTTTGGATTCGTGCATATAGAGCATGATTCGGCCAATTCCCTGGATTCGGGTGCTGTAAATCTTATCTCCGTCCGGTGCAAGTACTTCCTGCAGATATTTTGTTCCGCAGATTGTCCGTACTGTTTCGTGCATGGTTTTATATAATTCCGGTTCATCATGGAATATCTGGTGCAATGCTTTCTCCAGGTTGCCGAGGTTTTTCTGTTCTTCCTTTTCGCCTTCCAAGATCACTTCGATATCCGTGATTTTCTCTTCCTCTTCGATTTCCTCTTTTACTGCCTGAATCTCTGTTTTGCTGTATGCTGGTGTTAGTTCTTCCACTACTTCTTCCGGAAGCGTCAGCATCAGTGCTAGTTTCGCATAGCCGAACCCCTGGTACTGCTCCTGAAGCTTTGGAGAATAGCCACCTTCTGAGAATTTATCGTTGACTCTTATATACCTTGATACCTGTGAGGCATCCAGTTTGTATTCGCCCCAGGCAAATTCATTTACATCGTTATATCCAGAATCTTTCAGAATATCTGTGTCTCTCGCCTGTTTCAGCAGGTAGCCGGTGAGGACAAAGTCCTCTACCGTTCTGTTTAATACTCTGTTTACTGCCTGTTTGAACTCTTCATACCCGTTATAATTTATAAGCTCGTCCATCTTATACCGCCTTTTCTAATAATTCTTCGATCTCTTCTGCGTCCATGAAGTCTTCTGCCAGTCCCTGCAGGACTCTTGTATTATTCTTTGCTTTCAAGTCTTCAATGTTTGCATTCCGCTTTTCTTTGCTGATCTTAGCCAGCTCCTTATCTGCTTTTGTCAATCGTTTCTTTAGAACCCTCTGCCATTCCTTCAGGAAATCTCTGATCTGTTCGATACCTGGTTCTTCGTCCATGTAACTCCTGTGCTGTCTGATCGTTCCGGATGGTTCTACCTCAATCGTGTAGAACGGCACGCCTTCCTGTTTTTTTCTTCTCAAGAAGCAGATATAGGTTTCTCTTGTTTCAATTCGGTCAAAATACCGTTCACTGCTGCCGGCGCAATGATGCAGGGCACGTCCTTCTTTTACGATATCCACCAGTGATTCCGGTACGATGATCTTGTATTCTTCGTTTTCGTACTCATAGCGCTCTTTGATCTCGTGTAATGTCTTCTCAGCCGTTGGGTACTTCTCGCGCATTTCCTGAGCATATCGTTCTCTTTCTTCCTGGCTTGCCATCATTTCTTTCAAAATATCCATCTGTTGTTTATCGATCACAATTTCATCGTGCCGTCTTTTCAGCTCTCTCGGTCGATATGTAAGCTCGTCCTGCATATTCTTGTTGCATGCTTTACACATGCTCAGATAGTCATTGTACTGCTCCAGGACAGCTTCTTCCGTGAATCCCGGATACTGTTCTTTCTGCTGCCGGCGGATGTAATTCATCAGCTGTGTAGTGCTCAGATACTTTCCGGCATGATATCTAATATTCTCCGGCCCAAGTCCGCATCTCAGCAGCCATCTCAGAGTTTCTGTCGGTATCTTTTCTCCTGTTTCGTCTGAATATTGCATCCAGCGAACCATTTCATTTCCGCCGTTTTCGTCACGGATCCGGTTGATTTTTTGCCGATCGTTGATGTAGAACATTTTGTTTATGTTCTTTGCCCTTATGTCTAATGGTCCGTAGTATGCCATGTTCCATCCCGGATATTCCGTGCATGCAACAGTTTCTCTCAGTAGATTCCGGAATCGTCCTTTGGCCAGATATTCTATCTTTTCTGCGTAACCTTTTACCTGATATACTCCGGATAGCAGACGGTTGTAGTTTAATTTCCAACCGGCTGCTGCCAGAAATTCTATGATCCTGATGGCATCCTCGTACGCTGTGTTTTTCAGTGCTTCACTGTAATCCCCGGGATACATATAGCCGTCTCTTGCCCGGTAATTCAGGTTGTTGCTTTTGTGCCATCCTTCCCATGGGATATTGTAAAAAATCTTGTAATTATATCTATTACTCTTAAAGAGGTCCTGTTTGTATATCACAATGCGTATTTCTTCATCAATTTCTATCCGATGCCTTCCGGAATCCCATTCGATATCTACACGGAAGATTCTTAATACACTTGCTGTTTCGTCGATCTTATCAAGTTTATATAAGCTCTCAGGGGGGGCTGTGATATGATCGGTTCTCGTTTTTACCTGTACGAGTTTCCCGCAATACGGGCATCGCACCATGTCATTGTGAGTCGCTTTCTTTTTGCCCTGATGTATCGGCGTCAACTCAGATCTATCAAATGATTCTCCACAATTTGTGCAGCTGAAGTTCTCTGTTCCTTTTTCTTTAAACATATAATCCTCGCCAGCTGTTTTTTCAAAGAACCATTGATCTGCATCTTTAGGAAGTACCGGTGCTTTGCTCATGAAATTATTTATCTTCGCTCTTCTGTTATATTCTGCAGTCTGCCGGATGTCGTAATCGTAACTGTATTCCATGTGATCTATGCGGCTCCATACATCATTTGTGCAATATTCATCCCGTGTTATGTCCAAGAGTCTCTTTCTATCTTCCTCGGAATCAATCTTTGGGTACTTATAGGCATGTTTCATCCATACCCATTCATACCAGTTACCCTCTATCGCTGTTATGAGTTTTCCTTTCTTCCAGCCGTTCTTTTCGGTCCAATATTCGTGTTCTCCTGTTTTGCAGTTGATGCAGTATCTCACTACCAGAACCTTGTCGTTGAATACATTAATGATTGCAATATCGTCTAATGTCTGGACTGTCGCGATATGCCCTTTTTTCCTGGTCTTTGTTGGTTCTATCTTCTCAATTGCTTTCCGTTTCATCTTGCACCTCCACGAGTTCCCGGTTGGCTGTGATCGTATATTTTACTCCCGGTTTGATTCCGCTCTGCCCTACTACGCCAACCTTGGCCGCTATAATGTTTCCTTCACTCTCAAGGATCCATCCGACCGCCGTTCCCTCAATCCCGTATACGATTGGTCTTTCTCCTCTCGCTATTGCAAGCAGTGTACCGGTTTTTGTATATGCAGCATCGTTCGTGATCATCACTCCACCCACCGTACTGATCCATTTTCTTTGCGGGTGCTCGACCATGTACATCATGGTGTGGCCGGCGATATCCAGCAGATCCAGTTCTTTGATCAGCGTCAATTCCGTGGATACTACCATGGAACAGCCGTCCTCTTCATCGATACTTCCTCCTGATTCGCACAAGAAGAACCGGCTTTTATCGTTCAGCCCGTACCACATCATGCAGTCTGGGAGATATTCTGCAGCATGGAAGCCTGTACTTCTGGTTTTACTTTTCTCTTCCCTGTATGTTTTTCCAGGCTCGTATTGGAAGATTCCGTTCCCGTAGGTTGCTTTCAGATCTTCCGTGAATCCTTTGTATGTTCTCATTTTTCTTCATCCTTATAATATTTTTCTGCAATTTTTCTAATCTGTGCTTTTCCAGGAATTCCAAGATAGATAGGTGGTTTTAAGCCTGCTGCCCGTACGATTCTATCATCCAGTTGCGCTTTCGTTTCAAACGATACTTTTAATATCTGTGCCATACATTTTTCAAGACTTTTTCCTTTCTTACGTACAGCTTGCGCCATCTGGTCATCTTCTTCACACATCTGGATCAGGAAGTTTTTCCAGTCTTCCATCATGTTTTTGAGTTCTAAATCTTTCGATTCCATTTCCAGCTTTCCCATTGCGGCCAGTAGTGGAGTAGTCAGAGAATCTATTGCACCGGTGCAAAAATCCTCTGCGTCCTCCGAATCTAAGCCATTTTCTTCTGCTATTGTCTTGATAGCGTCCAGATCTCCCTCTTTTAACTGTGCTGCTGCCGCTCTGTTAATCTCTTCAGCAGAGTCAAATTCTCCAAATTTATCAAACATTCTGCTTTTCCTCCATCATTTCTCTGATTTCATCACTGCATATGTGCCGTCCCTTTTCCATCCGGATCAAATGCCCCTGCATCTTCTTCCAGAGCTTCTGCCAGCCTTCTGCGTTGGCGATCGGCTTTCCGTTAACTTTCCGGAAGTCGTTTCCGGCCCACTCATGTATGCGATAGTCAATCATGTTCACCACAAATGTGTCCTCACAGTGGATATGGACCTCGCAGGACTGGTTCAGGCGGCTCAATGCTTCTGTGATCGCCTTTACTTCTGTTTCGTGTCGTGTGCCTTTTATCTGACCGGTATCTTGGATTTTTCCAACCTCTCCGGACTTCTTTGCGCACGTGCATATGAATCCGTATTTTCCCAGTGTTTTACTGTTGGAACTGGATTTTACAGCTGTGTAAATATCTACTCTAAACATGGGTGTTCAGCACCTCTTTCGTATGCTGCAGATTTTTATTAATCTCATGCATTTCTGCAGTCGCTCCCTTTACTGAGCTGATCAGAAGTTCCGGGATTGTGGCCGGAAGTAGTTCTTCGTTATAGACCTCTTCCATGAGCTGGTTGTACTGATCATATTCTTTCTTCAGCTCACTACAGGCTCTGCTTAGTACAATCTGCTCTGCTCCGCTCTCCGTCGCAAGAATCTTGTCGATCTGCTTCTGTCTTTTTTCAATTTCATCATCAATTGCACACCACAGCAGAGCGGCGCGATCCGGTTCAATCTTATGTACTCCCGGGTAGATTTCTCTCAATACTCCATTGAGTTTTCGAGATACTAATACCAGCTCTTCCAGTTTGTTTTCGCTTGCTCTATCTAAAATCAGCATTTTAAATCCTCCTATCCAACTTAATCATGGTGTAATACCGGTATTTGTACCCGGTGAATTTATTTGTTCCTTCGTAGTATGTATTTTTATCTAAGTAGTAGCCTTTCCTGTCCTTGATCTCTCTCCATTGCACAAAGCGTTCTTCTTCCGGTTCCTTCAGAGGCATATTGCGGGACGCATGATAGCTTGTCTCTCTCAAGTGCTCTCCATAGCGTTCACATGTTTCTGGTGTTTTCGTGATGTATCCGGCCAGATCTCTGAAATCTCCTGCCTCATACAGGTGCTTGAAGGTTACTGCTCCATGCTCCCAGGCATCCTTAATGATGATGTCCGCATCCGGTATCCGATTTATAACTATATGTACATGCCAGGCTCCTTTTGTACCTACTTCGATATTTGCCATCCACCTCATTTTCTTCCCGGCTTTTTTATATTTTTCTCTCACCTTCCTCATGGCTTGCGCCAGATGCTTTTTTGCAGTCTCCATATCAGGTGGACGCTTATCCTTTTTGTATGTGAACAATACCAGGTAATCATTCTCATGGAACCACGTCTTCAGCTTATGCCTTGCTTTTCTTTCTCTATTCCACTGATTTCGGAATCGGATCTCTTCCAATGTGGCTTTTCTCTTCTTCCCTCTTTTCGTTCCCGGTGCTCCATACTTCCCATCCAGGTATTCATATACCTCTACCGAATGTTCAAACGTATATATCAGTCTTTTATATCTCTTTTTCATCCACCTGTATGTCCTATCTTTAATATTCTTAACAAGTGATGAAAACGGACGAAAATGCCCGTATTTCTTGACTTTTCCGCCCGCCGATGGTATTATAATTTTGACTTATATTTTCGGTAGGCGAAGAAGTCTTGAGGTACATCATCCGCATAATGATGTGCCTTATTTTTTATTCACTTGTATCACTATCCCCATCTCCATTCCGGGCATCCGCAGGATCTGTAGTCTTCCGATTCCTGGTACTCTTCCATGACCGTTATGGATGGGTCTTTCCCGCATATGCACTCTCCGTCACCCAGATCTCTCATGTAGGCGCAGTTCCTGCACTCCTGCTTAGCAGATGGTGTCTGCCACATTCTCTGTCCCATTGGTATCACCTCCTGTATATGCTAAGTCAAAAAGTCTCTTGAGTTGTGCTGGTGTGTATACTGGTTGTCCATCTGCACTTACCCAGCCGGACATTACGATCAGTCCTTTTTCAATGTCATTTTTGCAGTTATATTCGTTCAGAGTTTCTTTGGCCAGCTGCAGTCGCTTGGCAAATTCTTTCTCTGTCAGTATCTTGGGTATCTCATGCATTTTTTCTTACCTCCTTCACCTTACAAGCAACCAGATAAATAACATTGCATCAAATGCAAGTCCGATTGCGGCGCCGATCAGGATCTCAAACACCGTTTCTCTGATGATTCTCTGCCATTTTGTTCTTGGTCCTCTTCTTTTCATGCTTGTCCTCCTTTCTACCGCTTACGCGGTTTTCTCAATGGTATAGGTGATTTCCACCTTTTCCTGTTCCTCCAACAGAGATATCAACACCTCAATGATTTTTTCCATATCCGGTTTCATATTCGCCACCTGCTTTCTATCTCCTTGGTTTATGTTTATGTGTTACAGTTTGTACTTGTTGCATTCTCTATGCCGGTTCTTTTTCCTGCTTGTCCATGTCTGCTCTGATCTTTAGAATCTCCATGTTGCTTTTGGCAATCATGAATGCCTGTGGATCATGTGTCGCCAGATGTTTGGCTGTTTCTACCATTTCAGCGATTTCTTTCTTTTCTTTTTCACTCATTGCTTTTCTCACCTCTTTCTTAGAATTTTGGAAACTAATAATTTATAGCTCTGGCGGATATCAGCTCTGCCAGGGCTTTTACCATTTCTGGTAGATCTCCACAATCATTCGCCGTCAAATCGCTTTCCAGTTCTTCCTGTACAAATCCACACAGTTTTTCGATGGTTTCATCTACTGTTTCAAGCATCTTTTCACCTCTTTCTTGAATTTCTAAACTTATTACTTGATCCATTCTTCCACAGTCTTTTTGGCTACTATTTTGATACACTCCATCATTTCCTGTTCATTTGGTGGGGTGTATTCTTTTGCTACAATAAAAAACATGAGTCCTTTAAGGCGTGCTCTTTCTATCCCCCACTTTATTGCAAACAAAATCGTCAAGGTTACGTTTGCTATCGCTATCCATTTCATCTTTCCTCACCTCACTTTTTTGTTGTTTGTAAGGCAAGTATATGCCATTCAATAGCATTTGTCAACACTTTATGTTGTTTTCATGGCTTTTTGTTGTTTCAAAGACTTTTCTATTGACTATTCGCTTCTTGCCATTTATAATCAAATCATGAAAGCGAGGTGAATCAAATGAACGAACGTATCAAGAAGTTAAGAAAGGTCTTGGATTTAACTCAGCAAAAGTTTGCGGATAAATTAGGTGTAAAAAGAAACACCGTCGGACAATGGGAATGCGGGATAAATCGTCTTACGGATCAAGTGATCTTTTCTATATGTCGAGAATTTGATGTAAACGAAACTTGGCTCAGAACTGGCGAGGGTGACATTTTTGTCCAACGCTCTCCTGAAGAAGAAGTCGGTTATTATGTTGAGGATCTGTTGGAATATGATGGAAACGGGAATGCATTCTATGATGCGATCATCGAAATGATGAAGACCTATCATTCTCTTGACGATAAATCTAAGACTGTGATACGTGAGTATTTCAAGAACGTAGCAGATGGTATAAAGAATAAAGAGGAAAAGGCTTAGAGCCTTCCCCTCTTTTCTAAGTACCTATATAAAATAGCGTAGAGTTGCTGGATTATTTTGCGATCAGAATCACCCAGCTTTGATAGTAAGATTTTTAATTCTTCCATATGTAACGCACCTCCGCTCTGCGAACATTTGTTCGAATTGTTCTGAATTAATCATACAACTATTGTATTTCAAAATCAATATTTATTCGAACGTTCGTTCGTGTTTTGAGAATCTTAATTATCCTTTCATATATTAAAACACTTAACTTTGCGTAAACCGGTGCGTTTTTGAAATTTGTCCGAGTTCTCGGACACTTATTTGTACTCTGATTCATACAGGTCGGTAATTCGGACTTTTAGTCCTTTTGCCAGCTGCTCCATGGTATCTAACCGCGGTATTCGCCCTCTGGACACTATGTCCGACACGGTTGACTTTGGGACGCCTGTAAGAATAGATACTTGGCGGATGGTTAAGTTTTTCTTGTTCATTAGTTCGTCGAGTAATATTTTCATACTTATAGTATGAATCTTTTCGTCTTATATTATATTGGTGTAATTTTAGGTAAAAAATTATCAAAAAAAACTAAAGAAAGTGGGGCTTTTATTATGGCTTTTGGAATGAAAGATGTTTTAAACGGCGCAAAATCAGTAGCAGGTAGTAACCTCGTACAAGGTGTATTGAATAATTATAGTGAAATGACTACTGAAGATATGCAGAAAGAATACGGTATGTATTTGATGGATGGAGAAGAAATCACAGTCGGATTCAAACTTGTGCGTGATGCACTTATCTTCACCAACAAAAGAATTATCTTTACTGACAAACAAGGCGCAACAGGAGTAAAAATGCGTGTAGAATCTATCAATCTTTTCTCTGTTGTAGATGTTACCATGGAGACTGCAGGTTTTGGATTCGACGACAGTGAACTTACTTTTACATACATCAAGACAGCCGACCTCAAAGCACACGAGGTTCAATACGTATCTCACAAGTTAGAATTCCCGAAAAAATATAATGTACAGCCATTATATAAATTACTTCAGGAGCTCGCTTATAATAACTGTTTAAGAATCAATGGCTTAGATTAATATAAAAATCCCCGGTGTTATCAGCACCGGGGAATGAGAAAACTATACGGTGCCGAAGCACGTACAATACCCTCACAACCAAGGATATTGTACCACAAATTTCCAGCACCGTATAGGTGTTATTTTTGTACCCATTTTTGCGTAACATTAAAGATGGAAAGGTGATATGATATGACGACTAAAGTTGAACGCTGCGCCATCTATATCCGTGTGTCTACTACCGAACAAATGATGCACGGTAAATCATTGGAAGCACAAAAAGAATATCTTACCAATTATGCCAAGGAACACAATATGGCTGTCGTTGGTATATATGCTGATGAAGGGAAAACCGCCCGTAAAGAGTTGAAAAAGCGTAAGGCTATACATTCTCTACTGCAAGATGTAGAAGCCGGGAAGATCGATGTTATCATCTTCTGGCGTATCGATAGATGGTTCCGTAATCTATCTGATTTCTATAAGGTGCAGGATATTCTTGACAGTCACAACGTCCGCTGGATCAGTACCAGTGAACCAGGCATTAACATGGAGACCAGAGATGGAAGACTGCAGCTTAATGTAGTTCTGTCCATTGGTCAGAATGAAGTCGATACGACCAGTGAACGTATCAAATTTGTGAATGAAGCATCCATCAGAAGCGGTAAATTAATTTTCGGCGATGTAAATATGGGATATGGCTATAAGTCAGGTATCGTTGATGGACAGAAGCGCATGGTTAAGGATCCTGATCGAGAACATGTCGTGGATGCATTTTATAAATATTTCTTCAAGCATCAAAATAAGTGTGCTACGCTCAGATACATACAAGAAACCTATGATCCTTATTTCAGTTTCGGAATCATGAGGACGCTTCTTTCCAGCGAATTCTACAAGGGCACCTATCGAGGATTCCCTTACTGCCCTGCATATCTTACTGAAGATGAGTGGAACAAATTGCAGAAGATACAAAAGCGAAATGTTAAAGCTACGCCTTCTGGCCGCATCTATCTGTTTGCAGGAATGATTCGATGTCCCGTATGTGGTCAATTGCTATGCGGTACCGGGTGTTCATCTATCATAAACAGGAAAACCGGCGCAAAAAGAACCTACTGCTATTATCGTTGCAACAAGGCTATAATAGATCACAAGTGTTCTTATAAGCATAGACTAAGTCAGAACCTCGTTGAGAATTATCTGCTTGATAACTTAGAGGATGAATATAAAAATTATAAGGTAAAGTGCGAGAAAATTGAAAAAGAGAAAGAGAAACAAAAGAAAAAGCAGTCCCCCGAGAAGTTAAGAAAAGAATTGGACCGTCTTAATTTTCTATTCCAGAAGGGACGAATTGAATGGGATTATTACAATGAAGAGTACAGTCGTGTCGAAAGCGAATTAAATGATCTGCAGAAAGCTCTTCCAGAACCAGCTCCAAACTACAGCTATCTTGAAGAACTATTGAATACAGATTTCCGGACCATGTATGATCAATTATCACAAGAAAATCGCAGAGCTTTCTGGCGTTCCATCATTCAGGAGATTCATGTGAATGAAGACCATGCCATAACCTCCGTCGATTTTCTGTGATGCGTCTTGTACTAACTATACTGTTCCATTCGGAGCCGACAAAACT